TCGTTTCTGGCTCTAATTAGTATCCAAAAAGTATCAGCACACTTTGATTATTTTATTGTTTACTCGGCGGCTTAATCATTTCGCCGTAGATATGCTCACGTTCATCTGTTCAGCGCAGTATTCAAGCGTGTATTCTTTACATCTCAACCGAAACAATCTTTCTTCGTCCGGCGTGAAATTACACTCTACTAAGAATCTGTCTATATCTTTCTTTGTGAACACATATAATTTCATGAGCATACCTCTTATTAATGCAATTAACGCTGATTCTGTGCAAGATAATTTGTAAGCTTCTGTTTTGTTTTTTTTAATTCCTCTACATTGTCGCTGCTAATCTGGCTGTCCAACATGGTTGACATGACTTCCAAAATAAGGGAATCTCTCTCAGCTATTCTTTTTAACGTTTCAAAATCTCTTTTATCGTGGTCTTCCAGAATTTCCACTCTCTTATTAAGCCGAAATGCCGGAGCAATCCATTTAAAAATAACAGCTGCTGCCCCTCCAATAATTGATACCCCTCCACAAATTGAAAGAAAAAATTGAATAAATTCCTGTATGCTCATTCAGTTACTCCTTTTCCCAGTAGTATACCGGGATCTCGTTACCACTATCCCATGTATCATAATATTTGCCGTCTTGTACCGTCACCACATGGCCATCTATGCAAAGGATGTATGTGCCAGAAGGATGATCTGAACAGAAGTCATTTACTGTATAAATATACCTCTCTGACTGCTCCACAAGCTTCCTGTGATATCCATGCCTTGCCAAATATGATCCCCATACATAATTAGCACTTGGCATATCTGATAGCGAGCAAGCATATACCATTAATCCTGTAAATACCGTCTCCCAGTCAAGCTCTAACGCCTTGCATATCGCCCGGACAGCACAGTCACCTACACGATTCCCGGCTGGATTCGGATTAAAATATACCCATCTTTCCATATCTACCTCACTTTGCCCTCATAAATCTTTTTGCTCCTGCATTTGCCCTGGACTGCTGCTTATATCCAAAGTCTGCTACCTTGTTACGGTAATATTGTGCTGCAAGATTGTTTTCCTCGCAGAATTTATTATACTCCTTATTCTGTTTAGTCAGCTTAAAAGCCATTCGATCATATTCCGATCTTAGTTTTTCTTTTTCAGAGTCTGGTATATCGTCTGAGTTGATTTCTTCGTTTTTCATTATCAGCTGGCGTTTAGTTGCTCTAATAGAGCGCTCCATAGCTCGCTGCTTCTGGGTATCTTCGTAGATCTTCTTATTCTCTTCAGAATCAATCTTGTGTTCGTCCGCCCATGGATTCCGTAATCCTTTTGCCCATGGCTGGTGACTATGCTTGCAATTCCACCCATGCAGTCCGTGCGGATCCACAACTGTTCCCTGTCCGGTTTTCGGGCTTATATCATATCCAGTGTTTTCCAAAAGATTAGGATATCCCGGTTCCGATCCAACTATTGAGTAAGGCTTTCCCTGCCAGGATGAATGATCTCCGCAAGGGGGCTGTCCTTTCTGTGCTGTTCTGGCTCCCATATGCGCTGATACAAGGACATAATTTGTCTTTGCCTGTGCAATGTACTGATTCGTTACCTGTGCCGCCGTTTGATTCATACTTGTTACCACGCAACACCTCACAGCTGCTTCAAGGGTTCTTTTTGCACCGCTTGTTGGATAATCCACCATGATTCCTTTTTGTGCATAATTGTCCAACACATCACAAATTGCAGTGGTGTAGGATTGCACACCGGAAGCAACACGGATTTCGGCTTTGTCCAGCAGATTAATTAGATCACGTTGAGATTGATTTATGGTTGTCCTGCTCAGGTTGCTAAGCTCTCCCAATGTCTTTTTAAACTCTGCATCCATCACCGCTATCACTTCTGGATTCTCCAATGGTGGACTTATATTCTCATCAATCCCTAAAAGGATATCTTTATCATTGTCCCAGGAAGTCATCACGGCATTTCGCAGAATCCGTCTAAGCTCTGGCTGTGTCATTTTTGTAAGCTTCTGCAGTTTCTGTTCAATGGCAACTCTGCTTTCTCCCATTTGCGTGAGCTTCCAAATGAGCCGATCAGCTGTGGCGGTCATACCGCCAGTCTGGAGAATACGCCTAGAAATGTCCGTCATTATAAAATCTTCCAGTTCCTGGTAAATCGCAAGGATCCTTTTTTCTTTTCCGTGGAAATACTCTGGTGGAAGCATTATTTACCACCTGCCGTTTCTTTTACAAGCCGCACCCAATCAGATAGATGTTCCTGCTTAGCACGATCAAACCAGTGATCGGACGTTCCTGGTGTATGATATTGTAATCTTCTCCCTGTGGGTGATTTTTTAGGCGGAGATGTCCATCCGATAATATTGCCCTGTGCATCCTTGAGCGGAATGTTCGGACCATATACTTCTCCCGCGTACAGATAATGAGCATAAGAAGTATTGTATTCAATCTCTCCGCCATCAATTCCCTGCGGATATCTTACGCTGCTTCTCAATGCTCCTTGCTGGAAAGGTACATAAGGCTCGCAGTCCGCTACGATCTGCATGTTCAGCTTCTTCTGAGCTTCTTTCAAATTACCATCAATCCGCTTTGTATCAAATTTGATATGTACATTTCCAACATGATTATTGATCTTCATAGGCTATTCATCCCCAAATAATCCGCTTGCTTTGTTTTCTTTATTCGCTTCATTTGCGAGAGCTTTCGCATCCTCTTCGCTGAATCCTTCAAATTTTACCAGATAGTACCAGAACGGAACCCTTCCGGTGTTTACATAGCTAAGCCAAGTCTGCTTATCCTCTGCAAAAGAATATGTGATGTCTCCGAAATCATAATTGACTTCATAGGCTCCGACAGGTGCAAGTCCGTACAAATCAGCATGGACATTCAGTGCGTAGATTACTTGATCTAAACAGGATTCTAGTTTATCCCTTACATCCTTGATAAACTGTATGGTCCTCTGCTGTTCTGCTTCTACCCCTGTGGCTGTCTGTATGCCGCTTGTTTCGTTAAAGACAAAATACCCATTGGAGAATCCAATCTTGTACCCTAACTGGCTTAAAAGGGCATTTATCCCGCTTATGCGGGTATCAGTGTTTAAAATCGGATTGATTTCTTGATAAAACTCTTTTTCATCCTGTCCGAATACATTTTTCACATAATCCGGCAAGCTCATTTCTTTGCATCTGTGTTCCATGGCCTGCGGTGTCATAGCTGCTACTGGTGATCCACTCGGCATGAGTATTCTATCATCAGCCAGAACGGTTCTCTTAGAATCAAGGATTTCTTTTGCATTACGGCTGTATGCAATGTCCAGGTCTTTCAACTCTTCAATTGCTTCTGCAAATATCGGTAAGCCAAGTGGCGTACTGATATCCACATTGTTCGCCTGTGGAGTCCGCAGCACTCCGTACAGAGGTCCATTCAACTTCTCTCCGTTCGCCTTAAGAATCGGCGGCGTGTCTGCTATGAGGTCAGCCCACTTGGTCTGTTTAAGGTCAATCTTATCGCCGATTGACTGCGGGGATTTTGATACATAGGCTCTGTTGGAAACATAATACGGATAGGTTGTCACTCCGTCCACTGTTGTCTCAACAAACCTGTGATACTCGAGTCTTGTGTAGTATTTTCTACCAACGGTATAAGAATCCTTAAATATAATCCCTTTGATTTCTTGGTTGTCGTAATCCACGATCATCACATCTGCCGGAGTAAATACGTCAAGGTTCTCACCGTTTGGTTTAATAAAAACTGTTCCATAAGCACAGCCATATTCTACCCAGTGACGTATTTGGAAATACACTTTATCAATCTGCTCCTGTAGCCATGTAGCTCTTGCGGAACCATCAATCTGAATGCCGATTGCCAGTGTTGCGAGCCGAGCTGTTTCTGAGCAGACAGATTTAGCGAAATTAATCGTCTTAATATTATTCTTATCATCTAGCCAGTATGGAACGCCTCGATATATGTTCGCACATTTATTAATTAACGATTCCATTTCCGGGAATTCTGCTGCTTGGATATTAAAATCCTCTTCGGCTTGTTTTTTGAATATCATGTTAAACCACCTTTTTAGTGTTGTTATAAGTCCCATTTAATCTACCTTTTAAAATCCATCCATCTTACAGAAGTATCTCGCACAATAATGTCTTCATATTCTACAACTTTTAAGATTTCGTTAATGTCAGATGATCCATATATTTTTAAACCGATGCTTAAGAATTTATTTATTTTATCTGAAAAGTACCTATCTAACATTTTAGTCACCTGTCGCTATCTTTTTTCCACACATCGGACAATAATTAAGGTCAAACGGTCTGGAAGTAATGCTCCCTTTTCGGTCTTTCATGTATATGTACAACATACAGCCGTATATATATTTATTCTTCTTGTATTCTGGATTATCATGGCATTCTTTCCAAGAAGCTAATTCATCGCAAAATTTACACATTATGCACTGTTCCCCCTTCTCATCGACAATGGACTTGTCGCATACCTAAGAGAATCTATCCAGTGATCGTTACCATCTGGATAATCTGCGATAACTTCTCCATTGCTATCTACTTCATGTTCATAATTAATAATTTCCTTGTATGCTCTAGGCGTTCGTGCCGGATCAATGACTAATGTTCGGCACTGTAACCACTCAAAAGTATATTTGCGGCTTCCCGGTGTGACAATAGCCCTACGTGCTGGAAGCCCTGCATCTCGGAAGTCAATAATACTTTCTTCTTCATCAACTCCGCAAGATATTGAATAATCATCATATCCTTTTTTCTTTATCTGGTTAGCCATTGCTGTATTTCGAATTTTACATCCGCCAAGCTCATCCAGCAGGATAACTTTGTCCTGATTAGGCACATAAGCCACACGAATAAACGCTTTGGGATCCGGGTACCATCCCCAGTCTTGCCCCTGATAGACACTTTGATATTTTTGAATTTCTTCGTCTGGAATCGTTCGGATTTCCAACAACTCAAAGATATTTGTACCGAGTCCGACAGGCAATCCAAGATATTCATGCTGATAGGCTCTTGGATTTGTCTTTTTAAGATGCTCCGCATCATCAAGGAATTGTTGACCAAGCCATTCAACAGGAACTGATCTGTAATCACTCTTATGTCTGTAGCTGTCGTCTCGTGGCTCTTCTACATACACATTCGCCCAGTTGCTCCGGCTAATTGGCGGATTGAATGTCTTAAATACAACAAACTTACTGCCGCCTCGAAGGACTGACTGCTGCACTGTACGAATTTCTTCAATTCCCGAAAATTCGTCAAGCTCCTCGAACCAGAGATACTTGAAATATCCCTTGCTTGCTTTAATAGATTTAGTCTTTTTTGCCTTGTCCAGTCCTCTGAATATGATTTTCTGTCCAGTAGGCTTATAAGTGTACTGCATAGGGCTTACACTGGTGTCCCATAGTTCATTGACTCCGAGCGCGTCAATTCCCCATGCTATCTGTTCATAAACGGATTCTCGAAGTGTGTTTCCAACTTTACGGAAAATAACAGCATTCGAGAACACATCATTCTCTGCGTCCTGCATCATCAGGAAAGGAATCATTACACCCACAAAAGACGACTTCGTGGATCCACGCCCGCCGTACAGATCGTAATATGTATGTTTCTCGTCCAGAATGTCCCAAAAGACTTCATAGAAAGCAGGAGCTATTATATCTTTCAGGCTAATAGGATTATTATCCATCCTGTTTCTCCGGCCTTGGAATATTGTTCACGATCGTAATCTTTCCGTCTCCAAAATCATCATTTTTCTTATCAGCGTCCCATCCTTTAAAGTTGTTTCTCAAGCTGAACTGAGCGCCATTTGAACCGTCACGATCAAATAGTCTTTCCTCTGCGTACTGTTCCACTCTGGCTTTCGCGCGCGTAATCGTGTCATTAAACTCTGGCTTCGCTTGATAATTCAAAAGCGCCTGTCTGCTTGCAAATCCAAGTGCCAATGCCAATCCTGTAATCGTTGGAGGATGAACGTCTACAAAAACTGGTGAGCCAAATTTATTAAATACTTGCTTGCCTTTGCTATCAGTCAAAGGATATCCTTTACAATCCTCAAAATATTTTTCGATTTTTTTTTCAATTTCATCCACCGTTTTATACATGGGCGGTTTTCCCATTGGCATTCCCACGTTCTCACCTCCAAACAAAAACTGCCATATATGGCACATAGTCATAGATATATACTATATTACCATACATGGCAGAAAAATTTGTCCCCACATTTTAATATTAATTGTAGTATTATATTTCTCTTAGTTTTCTTAAAGTATCATAAAACATAGCCATTGCCTTGCGCTTGTATGCATAGAAATCATCTCGCTTTGCCGGTATGTATTTTGTCTTCATGATACGGTCATAGGATTTGTTTGTTACAATAGATTCATACACCAGAAGTTCAATCCCTGGAGGGCAAGAGCTTATGCAGCAGTGCAAAATATCATGTCTCTGCTCTGGTGTAGCTTTTTGACATATATCCTTTAAACGGTTAATATCTTCTGGATATACGCCAAAATCAACAAGTGACTTTTGCCTGGTTCGCATATCATCACCGCCTTTTTATTGCTATTTACGCTTGCCGATAAAATGTGCAATCAAGTAAATAGTGCCAAATGATCCGAATATTATTCCAAATGTAAATGCTATTAAACTATCAATCATAGATACGTCCCTCCTTTAAACCACATAAAGTTCCTTTAATTCTTTTGGAGTGCCAATATCTTTGTAAGACTTTAATTCTTCAAGCCACTCTGCGATCTGTTCATACTCCTTTACATATTGATTGCATATATCTGCATGTAACTCATTTGCATCTTCTGAACCCATATCTGCATTCTCGATACTCCATTTATAACGATTTGCAACTATCTTTGACTGTTTAATACCATCATCAATTAGAAATCTCTCCATCTACTTCACCTCTTGAAATCTTCTCATAAATAGAATTTTCCACGATTCGTCTACTTCCACAAAATTTTCTTTTTCATACTCTGAAATCGCATTTTTAAGGTTCAAAATTTCCTGTTTAAAAGGTTCACTTTCCTGCTCTAAATATTTATTCTTTTCAAATCGTTTGCAATACTGCTCATGTGCCATCTGTTTGGTTTTCATGCTGTATCCACATACTCCTGTAGTAGAAGCCAATTTGAAAACTCTTTTGGCGCATTCGTAGTTATATTTATCTACTCGCTCAGGCAAAGCCCAACCTAAAAAAGAAGCACACTCACAGCACTTCACTTTCTTACTCATCTACTTCACCTCTTTCATCCAATTCTGAAATTCTTTCATACAGTCAGGGCATAAGTCCGTTACGCCATGTGAATAATACTTTCTATCAACATCTAAATTCACTGGAATAAATCCATTGATGTTTTTATTATCTTTTTTAGTGTTGTATGATTCATATAACTTTCCGCATCGATCACATTTCATTGCATTCGCCATCTCTCATTCCTCCTGTAATCTCATCAATACACTGGTTCCATCCTTCTGCAAAGCCAGCATCAGACGTATTAGCTGGATAATCTCCATTGTCTTTTTCTGGCAAATCCATAAGCGGACACCAGTCTGGTCTTGATTTACTTTCACAATCATAATGTTCTTCTGTCATCAGAATTACATCGCAATCTAAACAGTCAGCTAATTCACACAAACCCTCATATTCAAGAGCGCTACAGTATGCAGTTCCGAACGGGCAAACATAGCAATTCTCTGGTGTTTCCATCACTAATACTGATTTACTCATTCCGGCACCTCCATTCCTAAATCAAATAATGTTAATTGTGATCTGAACTCGTTCAACCGTTTTTGAGCTGAATCGTAATAATCTTTATTGATTTCATAACCAACATATTCCAGGCCGTATTCCTCATATGCAATCAGTGAGCTTGCACTCCCCACATGGGTATCAAGAATCTTCATTCCTTTCTGCAGATATTTATGACATATCCAACGATATAAATTTACAGGCTTTTGAGTTGGGTGGATTCGCTTTTCATTCAGTTTTTTGTTGCCCTGCATTATTTCTCCGTGCGCGATACTCTTTCCCTGTAGCATACCATTCCACATATACCTAAAAAGTCTTACACTGTCATGGAAACTGCAAGCAGCTATCTCACAATCGGAAAAGCTTGAATTCCCATTGCACTTATCCCATACAATTCTTCCTGGTGGGAAGCTGTATTCAAAATAATTGCAGCCCCACACAATTTGATTTTTGGAAACTCTAAAGAGCTGGTCGAAATATTCCTGGTTCGGTATATTCCATTGTTCAGAGACTTTGTATATTCTCTGTACTCCTATTGGACTTATCTTTCTTCCGTAGAATCCTCTCTTTTCTGGGCCGCTGAAATACGGTGGATCTACAACTGCCACATCGAAGTAATTATCTGGAAAGTCCGGGAGAAAATTCATGCAGTCACCGCAAATAAATTCTCTTTGCATCAGTGTTCCTCCTGTAATAATTCTGGGTTGTCAAACACGTTTCCGGAAGTTTCAACCTTTCTGCGCCAATACCCAAGTTCTTTTCGGTAAAATGTCTCTTCTGGAAAATCAACATAAAATCCTAAATTATAGCTTCCGTAATCAAAGCTTGAACAATACATTCCAAATTTTACCAGGGCATATTCTCCGTTATGATTAACGATGTCATTTTCCCAGATTCTCTTATTGCTCTTATCAGTCAGTCCGGTGAACTGGCAGAGGGTTTCTGAATCAATTTCAATCTGTACTATCTGATTTGGGAGTCCCCAGTCAGTCATTCTCTCTTGCAAAATATAGTGATGTTCTGATACTGGTTTTCGTTCATAGTCCTCTTTAAAACAATAGGTTGTTTCAGACATTTTCTGATAATATCCCTCAACCCATTTTCCATTATCAATCCGCTTTGCCTTGAAAAGAATTTCTCTCATTCAACTCCACCGCCTTTCACAATCTCCACAGCATCATTCAAAATTACGATTTCATAAGATTTTGTCCATCCCACAGGTTTTGCTAATGTACTCCTTTTTTCTAATTGCTGAACAACCTTATCCACATCAAATGCCGTTGGCTGTTTATTAACACAATCAATAAACTCCTTCTGGCCAGAACTAACACTTGTTCCAATTTCCCAAATTTTGATGTATTTAATTAATTCGTCTGCATCTATCAGTCTGCTCATATTTTATTCCTCCCACACTCCCAACAACCTCATCCTCTCATACAGTACAGCGACGGTCTTGCGCCTGTATCCATAGAAGTCCTTCGGATTCATCGGGATATATCTTTCTTTGCTGATTTTTCTGTAACTTTTCCGGTGTAGAATATTCTCGATAACCATATCCGCTATCACCGTGTTTTTCGGGCAAGCTGACAAGGCGGCACTGGTAAGCAGGTATCCGTACTCTGCCGGGAAGTCTTTCAGCATCGTATTCAGTTTTTTCAATGTCCTCTGCCGGAATACCGTAGTCTTTCAACTTCTTGTTCCTTGTCAGCATACTGTTCTCCTTTCTAATCGTCTGGGTGGTGTTTGTCGTACATGATCGCTATGCATACAAGACCGGCCACTCCGACTATGATTCCAAGGGTGAACCCTAATAAGAATGTAATCATGTTTCTTCCTCCTTTGCATAATCCTCACACTCCTCCGCGTATTCATAACTGTCCATATCATCACATCTGCACTGGCAGGAATCCTGTTTATCACAGCAAATGCAGCACTCTGTTTCACCATCCGGGCAGGTTAATTTACATTTCCCCATTAATCCAGTCTCTCTCCTTTTCGAAGTAAATGTATCTGCTGTTCTTCTTGACCGGCTCTGATGTGTCAATACCGTATTTTGTCAGCAGATTTCTCAGAAACTTTAATTTAAACTCTTTTAACGTGATCTTGAATCTGGTGTAGGTCTTGCCGTCTTTCTCAAAAATTGACATTTCCATGTTCAGTCTTTCTCCTCTTTCCTCATAATTTCTTTTATGCATTTCTCGCAATAGCAGCCTTCCTGCCCCTCTATCTTGTATAAGAAGCATGTCCAGTGCCTGTTCCAGATGCCTTTATCGTTGCATCCCTTGCAGCTACCTTGCCCATCTCCTTCGCATCGTATTATTTTTAACATTTATTCAGTCCTCCTTATATGGTTCTGGAAGCGGCATCCAAGCAACACATTTTAACAATTTTATATATTCTTTCGACCCTTCAAAAAAATCTATAATATGCCAACCATCAGCCGTTGCATGCTCATCGTCTGGTCTATTCATGAACTCCGCAACCCTTGGAATTAATTGATATTCTGTATCTGATTCTCTGAATACTGCAAGGCACCAGTCACGTTTATCCGGCATTTTTTCAGATACTGGAATCCAGTTGGTAGCTTTTAAACGCTCAATAACTTTCTTCTGTTCTTCTTCTGTCTCGCAATGTATTGTAATGTCATAGGTATCATCATATGCGCTAAATGCGCCGTCTTCATTCTGAATAAGTTCCATTACATCACTCATTTCTATCCTCACTTTCCCCATGTAAGCAACTGACACGCTATTGTGCAATTCTCCATGATTTCAATATTCAACAAAATCAGATAATTCCATCTGACCAACTACATTGTTATCTTGCATCCACCATAGATAGACTTCTTCACCACAACTCCACTTCACATCTTTTCCACGCCGCTTGCGTTCCTCAATCATTCTGTCAAAAGCACGTATATAGGCTTGCTTGTACTTTGGAAAATCATACATTTCCTTTTCCCTCTGCTTCTTTGATGCAAGCGGACAACCTAGACAGCCTAACCTGTTATATCCGCATTGATACAGTTCACATACTTGAATGTCTTTCTCACCAATGAACTGCCAGATATTCTGATCTGTCCAATCAATAATTGGATTGACTACTGTTTTTGCTTTCATCTGGCAATTTTCAAATAATCTTCTAGTATTATCATTGTCAGTGATAAGCATTTTTTCATCAGAAACACCGATGCTTTTGCTTGCTGTCCGTCCTAATACTTCAAATAGGCTTCTGTTGCTTCGCTTTCTACTCTCAGCCCATCTAACACCTGTCGCAATCATTCTGTTTGGATTACCACCCTCTTTTAGTTCTGGGCAGCAATACCGAACAATTCTGGTAGGTGGCATCAGCTTTCTTGGAATAAGATTCCACATAGTAAGACGTTTGCCATTTTCCTGCACATGATAGTCGATTTCACATTTGATACCCTTGTCTGCCAATTCAGAAAACACAGTTTTGATATGCCTTACTGTTTGCGGTGCATCTACTGTGGTGTGAGAGTTGTGTACTTCAAAAGGAATTTCAGCCATTCTGAATAGTTGCAAAAGTACATCTGAATCCTTTCCACCGGAATACTCACATACAAGTGGCTTTCCATAATGTTTCAACGAGAGATCAGATGCAAGTCGAATTCTCTCAATGGCTTTTTGCTCTAAATCCATAATATTTACTCTCCAAATCTTCTGACCAATTCTTTATACACCAGTCTCTACCTTTGAATAACTCAATCTATACGCCCTCTGCTCTGTCGGATCCTCACTAACAAGCAATCCGTTGTCTAAGAGCAAATTAAAGTGTTTTCTGGCAGTAGCCATTGAAATGTCTAATCCATCTGCAATATTTCTTGTGGACGGCATGTAGTGGTGTTTGCGGTAATATTTCAAGATAAAGTGATACACCGCTTTATACATCTCCTGCCCCTCTTTGTGTTTACGCTCTGTATTATATTTTCCCATCAATAACACCTCACTTAATCGTTAATGCGGAATCTCAAATCAAGGTTCAGTTCCTCTTTGATTGATCTTCTATAATCCTCCCAGGTTGCCATATCATCCATCAGATAATCAGCCCCCTGTCCATGCCATCCATGAATTTCTGGCAGCGTTTCTGTCCAAATCCGAAATCATCATGCAAAACGGCAATTCCAAGGATTGTAAATGTATCAAGTGTCATTTCTTTGATCTTCTGTGCAGCTTTATCCAGGTCCTTACTGGCTAAAGAGGTATGTACTCCTGTAATCCCTCGGAATTTTATTTCCCTCTCGAGTGCTTCTATACCGCCATCTCTAACAATTCTGAGTGCCAGGTCAAGACCGTCTTCTCTCCCTCGCTCATACTCCTTCATTTTGTTCATTGGTTTTCTCCTTGTTCAGATTTTTAGCTCTCTTATGCATCTTGTCCAGATAATCCGCATAGGCTGTAAGCATATGATCCACAAAGCCGTTTTTATTATATTTGTCTGATACAACGTGTATCTGCTCGACTACCTGCTGCCAGTATTCGTCCTTTTCTTCTATTCCGGCAGTCTGGAGAACCAGTGCCGGAAAGTCGATTTGTAAAAACTTTATGGTGTTCGGTATCTGCTCATGCGTCACTCTCATACTTATACACCTTCTTCTACCTCAAAACTCCGTTCAAGAAGTCGCTCGTTATCCTTGCTAAACGCCTTTATATAGCTCTGTTTTATCGGCCTGATAAAATGTATGCCGTTAGCTGATTTAGCCCGGGAAACAGCCACGTAGAACTGTCCAGGATCCCAACAGCAAGGATCAATGTTGATTTTTTCAAATGTCTGTCCCTGTGATTTATGAATACTAATCGCCCATGCAAGTTTTACCGGGAACTGAGAGAATAATCCAACTTTCTTACGGACAATCTTCTCTTTCACGATCTTCTGACCGTCCTTTTCTTGTTCGGATTTCTCAATAACCTGTTTCTCAATGTCTTTACTGTATCTGTACAAGTTAACTGTTTTACCTTTATCAGTCTTGATGACCAGATAAGATTCTTCAAATTCTCCGTTGTCCACAATTTTCTGGATAATGCCGATTGTTCCATTTACGTAATTTCCGTACAGATCATTGACGGTAATCATCACTTTTGCACCGATGTTAAGAATTAAGTCCTCTCTGGCAAATGCAATGTTCTTAATATCGGCAGATGTTAGCTCGCCGTCAACTGCTGCATGGAACACTTTTTCCGTCTTTTTATCCAACTTATCAAGAAAGGTATTGTTAATCCGATCAGCTTCAGCGTTTGTTCCAACCAGAAACGGTGCTTCCGGTATTACTTTGTCTGATTCATTATTCTCCAGATATGCAATGGATTTTCTAATATTGTTGCCATATTTAATATCATTCAGCACATACTTAAATCCCTCATCATTCTGCCTGCATACTTCATCAAGTTTGATATATTCAAACCCCATTTCTTTCCAGTATTCAGACACGAAAGCATATCCGTGTTCGTACTTTCCACCCTTTCCATAATCAGATCCATACATCCGGCAGAGGATTTTACGATCATCTGTTGTGATAACTGGTGGAAGCTGGTAGAAATCCCCGATTACGATCAGTTGAACGTCTTCTTTATCCTCTCCGCTCAAAAGTCTATCAACCGCTCTCTCTTCATTTTCTGTAATGATCGTCTTCGCAATCATATTAAACAGGTCGAACCGGCACATGCTGATCTCGTCAATAATAAGAATATCCGCTTCCTTCAACAGTTCGGCTCTGGATTTCACTTTTTTCTTGTAATCCTCAAATTTGATTGAGATATTCAATGCACGATGCACAGTAGTCGCTCCATATCCGATATTGTCCGCAGCTATTCCAGTAGTAGCAGATACCAGAACACTTTTACCAGCTTTTTCCGCCTCATCAATAAACGTTTGAATAACCGTTGTTTTACCTGTTCCTGCATCTCCCGTAAGGAAAACATTACTACCAGATAGCATTGTGTCCAATGCGTACCGCTGTTTTTTATTAAGCTTCTCTTTTTCCATTTTTGTAACCACTCCTTATGCCTTAGTAACCAATTGTAACAATCTGAATTTTCATATAATTTAATTTTATTTTTTAATTTGTGTAATCATTTTATTTTTGTAACCAATGTGTAACCAACTTTTCAACCACCTTGGTTACACCGCAAACCCTTATTTTATGCGGGTTTCAGAGTTATGTAACCGTGTAACCAATGTAACCAAGGTTTTCCTATAGGAGATTGCAATGTATATATGATTTTTTTATATATTTTTTTATTCCCTATACACATGCTTTTCCGCGGGTTACATGGTTACATGGTTACAAATCACGAAAACGGAACACTTGTTCCAGTATTGGCAGGTATAAAATCAGCTTCAACATGCTCATTTTCCTGTTCGTCTTCAAGATCTTTTATATCAATAATCTTTACAGCAACAAGTCTCATTACGCTTCCCCCATCTCTTTTTATTACCGTATCCCTTTTTCCTGTATGCTTAATTAATTCTCGATTAATCGCCCATGCTGAAAAGGCCTTTCTGGAGAATCCGTTGTTCTTTAGGAGATTTTCAAGAGGTTTCGGATAAAAGTATACATATACGTCTCCATACTCATCTGGAGTTTCCTTGAATCCCCATTGATCACAGCTGAATTGTGCATCAAAGTGTTGCCCGTACACGGAAAGACTTTCAAGAATGAATTCATAGCATCTCTGACCTTCTGATACATCTTTTTTGCGTGTAGGAATATCTACGACGTCCTCGACTGTCAGCTCACGTCCATCCTTAAATATGAAATCTGTAGCTAATTTATCCGCTAGTAGAAGAGTAGATATAGCCATTACCTGCTTTGCCGGGAAATTATATCCATCAAAGCCCTTTTCAATCTCAGACTTCATTTCTTTCAGCTCATCCGGTGTAAATTTTTTTAGATTTCCAACAAATACTCTTCCAGCAAAACCATAATTTTTCATTACAGTGCTATTAATTTCTGCTGGATTCTCATAAATATCTTCGCAGCACTCAATTTCAATAATTCTGTTGATTGCTCCACCGGAATCTGCAAATTCTGAAATAGGATTCTCGCCGTTGCAAATGGTTACATTACTCCATGTATTCTCCTTAGCTGCTCCGAGGTCCTTATTTGATCTTCCTTTCCCTTTACCGGAACAGAGATTGTAAATCAATGTTTCGTAGTTGTCCCGAATATATTGAGAAGCGTTCTTTGAATCATCCAGAATCATCGGGAAATTATTGAGCATGTCCGCCCTTGTCTCTAACGATGTATCTGTTGATCGAAAGTTTCCAACGTAAGCTCCCGGCGCAGGATTTCCCCAAACAGAAGCAGCTATATTGATTGTTACTGTCTTTCCACCGCCTGTCTGTCCGTAGAAGTCCACGATGAACGGTAGCACATCAAGCGGCTGTACAAGAGCACTTGCAAAAGATGCCGCCAGTGCTATTCGTGGCTCTAATCGTCCGCATGACCGCAGCTGTTTAGCTAGAGTCACCCACTTGAAGTAATCTCCGCTTTCCTGTATACTCTGGAATAGTGTTTTAAAGCGGTATTCCCCGTCAAAAACGATCGAAAGGTCGTAAGGTACAAACACATCGCCATGCCACCCTAACTTGCTCGTAGAGTGCTGTATGTCGATCATATCGGCATTGTACATTTCAACATCCGCCAGATACTTCACAAGAAGCCTTGCATTCTCTGAGTTGACCTGCACACCGAACCTTGCAAGATTAGTTATCGCCCTGGAAGTCACAATGTCGATTTTTGGAACAGTTATTTCTGTCCAGTATCCATCTCTTTTAAAAGCCACTGTGATCTGTTCTTCGCCTGTCTCAATATTTTTCAGTCGACGTATCGGCATGATTGGATGGTGGCAAACAAGTTCTCTCGCCTTGGATGTTTCAGAAGAAAATATTCCGTTTTCTGTAGCTATCCAGCTGCCACAAGCCATGTTTGGATATTCTTTTCCAATATCATCCTCATAAAAGTTTGTGATATTTTCAACTAACTGCATAGAACGATTTACTTTTTCTTCTTTTTCCTTGTCCTGTTCTGCTTTCTGGAATTCTTTTATGAATTCCTCGGCTATGCTTTTTGCTCTTACACTCTTCGCCCTGTCCATTAACTTAAATTTAGCTTCCGAACGGTCGATTTTACTTTTTATTGAAAAAAGTTCTTCATACAGTTGCTTCTGCATAAAATCATTTGCTTGCAAATTTTCAATATTTTCAAGAATGCTTCTCACCTCCTGCCTTAGCTGACAATATTTCATATCTGCTTCTTTCTTTTTCAAGGTTGAACTGGCACATATACCACTCTTCTGAACCAGGAGGGAAGGTTTTTAGCGCTGTTTCGTACATAAGTATGTTCTTTTCTACCTGCTCAAGCTCATTAGGATCCTGAGCGGGATTACATTTTTTTAATTTGATATCTCGCACTTCATGTCTGATCTGGTTACGACTTTTACCTTTTTTAGAGATATAAGTACCACCCAGCTCGATAAATGCAGTGCTAAAAGGGACGGATTCGTATTGCATCACGAAATCAAACACATCGCCACCGGTTCCGCAGCCGAAGCAGTAAAAGGAATCATCGTAAATCTTACATGACGCTGACTTTTCCTTGTGAAATGGACAACATATAAATCCTGCTCTGTTTGGTTTTAGTCCATACCTGGAAAGTATCTCCGACATTTTCACTGACTGTTTGATTTCTTCTTTCGTCATGTCAGCAACTCCACGATTCTCCGCCCGGTTTCTTCTTTTGTACAGAATTCAAACTGGACGTTATATCGGTCTCTGATAGTGCAAAGGGAACGAAACAGAGAAACTCCTTTAATTTCTTTCTGAATATATTTTTCTTTCATTCGTATTGTTCTCCCATTGATGTTTCTTGCCCTCCAACGAAACCGCTCCATTTCTGGCTGGTAAAAAAAATACACATCTTCAAGGCACTTTACATCCTCGCCGTGTTCGCAAAGAATGACTAACTTTGATTGATTATTAATAGGCTTTAACAGTTCTCTTTTAAACCTTTCATGTTGAGCACATACATTTCCATATAACTCTTGTAGATCTTTTTTTGTATCTATAGATAATGGAATAACTGCTTCCAGATCCTTTTTGCATACCTTCTTTTTGCTGTCAATAATAGATTGAATCTCATCCGTAATCTTACAGTAATCGCCAAATGGAAGTGATACAGGGACAAGAATCGCCCCCATATTTTCCATGTGTTTGTGCTTAACAGAATTTGATTTTCCATGTGAACCGGAAAACTGGTTTTTGTCTACCGCAATTTTCACAAAATCACCTCTTAATTGAACGGAAGGACATCATCTGCTACGTTATCTGGAATGCTCATAAAGTCCGTACCTGCCGGATTCACTCCCATGATAGCTTCTTCTTTCAGATGATCATCATAGGCTTTTGTGGTGCGCTCTTCTGGGATATCCGCATCCTTAATTCCCTCAATACTACGGAACCATGCAAGCTTGTGACGTTTTACTTCTTTGTTTTCGTACCAGTCTTTCTCCAGACGGAAGATACCGCCGATTAGCTTACCTTTAAACTGCTGTCCGAAGTTGTCACCCCACTTAACAGCAAAACCCGGATTTGACTTTTCTACGCATGTGATAAATGTTTTAAGGTTACGGACACCATAATCTACGCTCTCGTCAATAACCATATAGTTAGTACCGGCATTCGGATACTTCTTGTCTGGACGGATATCGTTTTCGAACTGCTTCATAAAATATCCAGCCTGTTCGTCACCGTCGGCAAAATCAAACAGAATAACGAGCATATTTTTAGTTTTTCCCTCATCGTCTGGTTTTGACTGACGTTCAGACACCTGTTTAATCACCATTTTATGACCGCCAAGCTTAATTGGTTCAAATTCTCCTGCTGCCTGTGTTGTATCATACATTGCCGGTTTATTCATCTTTATTCTCTCCCTTTCCTAATTCGTAATAATCTCTAATAATCTTGTCTACCGCTGCCAGATCATTGTCTATGGTCAGTGAATCAAACATACCAATTGGTGATTTGCTGACAGCTCCCTGACTTGCCTGAGTGACAAATAAATGTTTTCCACTTTCTTCAATGCAACGGAGAACTATTGTAAACATGCCCTCTACGCAAACTTTTTCATCCAAAAGCTTTCCTATTGTCTTTGGTTTTACGTCTCCAGAATCATCCTTATCTTCGTGCATCATAAGATATACGACTTTGCTTTCCGGAACCTTTGTCACAATGAATTGAATCAGATTCCAGAAATAATCGCCAATGTCATTGTAAAGTGAGAATACTGCATTACCTTTTCCGGCAGAAGCATGTCCTCTCATAAAGTGATTCGTAATAAGATAGCCTGCATCATCAATTACGATTGACTCTGCTTTTGATGCAATTAGGCATTTCATAACCTGCTGGTAATCATCTGTAAACCATCCGTCAATCTTTCCTTTAAACGGAAGTGGTTTATTCAATACTCTAATAAGGTTCCAGTCAGAATTCTGGCAGTTTCTCAAACTGGTACTCTTGCCAGAACCAGATTTTCCAATAATTAATACTGGTGTTGCCATTGCTATTCCTCCTTGTCATAAACTACATGCTTGCTGCCCTCAACGATCAGCAAGCTTGCAATATTTTTCATTGATATGGTTGATTCGTTATAAATCTCAACCAGTGCGTTGTATGCGTCTGGTGATACTTTCACGACCGGGCTATCCTTATCGGTTGCCGGCTGCTTCTTCCTTGCCGGAATACGGATTTCAAATTCACTCACTAATACTTTCCTCCTTATATGATTTTTGAGCCGTTAAAAGCCCATTTAAGGCTTGTACGTAGCTTGCCAATGTTCTTGCCTTGTATGATTCTTCTATCGGATTATCCGGCACAATAGCAAGCTGGGTGTCGATTAATCTAACAATCTCATTAATGCGCTCTTCCATGTTTACACCGCCTTAAAAAAGCAATACACATTGTCAGAACCATCCCCTCTCACCGGATTTTTTTTGCCATTCGAAAATACTCCGCCGGCACAGTGATACTCGAGGTGATTCAGATACATGTCCGGATTTTCCCAATCAAGAATGTACTCTTTCCGTCTGTTCAGCTCCGTCAGAAGCTCGTTCGCCGTTGTTATCAGTTCCATTGTCGGCAGGAGCTTCAACTCCATCTGATTCAACATTTAGCGGACACCTCCCATCTATTAAGAGTCTAAGAAGATGTGCTTTTGCAAGTTTGCACTGCTCAGCTGATTCCTTCTTAAGCAGTTTACCATCAAAGTAGATTGTGTAATTTCCATCCTTTTTCCTGTTCGGATCCCACTTTGAATTCATAATGTCGATATCGCAAAGATGCACGTGCGAAGTGATGTAAAACGAAACAAAATAATCTGTTTCGTTTGAAACTCTCCATGCTAATTCAAAAAGCTCTTTGATTTCTTTTTCAAACATTTTCGTTCTCCTTTCTTAAAGCAGTGCTAAATACGTAAACAGTGCGAATACGATACTTGCCAGGATCTGCTGCAAGTTCTTCTCCCACATCCACACCGGAAGAAAAGTAAGCAAAATCCCAATAATCACACTAACTACGATATCCCTTCTATTTTGTCTAGGTGATTTCATTCTTTTCCCTCCAAAAAGAAAAAAGATTACAGACTGTAAGCAATATACCAGAAGATATTAGTAATGATTAACAGCGCGGCAGTCAAAAGCCATGCACTGAACCACTTCTTAGTCTCTCTCTTTGCTTTTTTTACGATTTCGGTAGCCAACATTGTTTCCAAATCGTTCCATGTAATCTTTTCATTGTTTGTTGCATTTTTTTTATTTTCCATGTTATTTTCCTCTCGCTTAATATTGACTTTTTAGCGGATAGAGGATTATAATTTACCTGTATCCACTAAGTCTTGGTTAGTGAGTACACTGCTCCGGGGTGGAGGTCGTGACTCCCTCCGGGGCGCTTATGCCAAATTTGCTTCTTTTCTTCTGTAGTAATCTAAGATAATTCTTGAGCATTCATCGACAATCCTTTGATTGTCTTCAGCTGTGTTGTCTTTGCAGTAATCATCATGTATCCTGATTACCCCAGACCCCATTTTGATTGTTTTGATTACTGCCATCGGTAAACCTCCCTTTTTATGCATTCACTATGTTAAGATATGTTATTTGCTTCTTTTTGCTTCTTGTAACAGTTCTCCGCCTACTGCGGTGCTCATGTCCATATCATCAATACACGGAAATGAAGCCGCAGTGTGATGGGTATAATGATCATGGTTTTCAATGTGGTTATGCAAAAAATCAATAACCAAACTCACTAACTCATCTGGTCGCTCGCTGGGCGATAGGTAACAGTAAAGCCGCAGATCACAGTTGCAACAGTCTCCACCAGATTCTTTGCAGTGCCGACTGACGGCTTTATTAAATTGTAATGTGTCCATTTACGCTCCTTTCATATTTGTTTTTATGAACTCTTTTCACTTTTACTTTCTTCTTTCTCTTTTTAGTTTTGAACGAAGATTTCTTTCCAGTAAAGTGTGTAAAATTATTTGCTCCCATTATTTACCACCTATTTCTCTACGAAATAATTTCTTTTTTTTGATATGTACTCACTCCCTTTTTATGCTATACTCTCCTTTGGAAAGGAGGAATTTGCTATGCCCGATAATTTTGGTTTAAGTTACAGTGAACTTTCAGAAATCCGTACTATAAATTCAGAACTGGCAGCACACAATATTGCTTTAGCTTATATCCAAGCAACTGCACAAGTTAATAAATTAAACAGAGAAGATGAAGTTAATTCTTCTGATGTACTGTCACTGTCCAACCAGTATGTACAAGCCTATAACTATGCTTATAATTTTGTCGTTCATGAAAATAAGATTATAAACGAGGCTGAATAGTATTTATTAAGGTGTCTTGACTCCGCTTATACATTTCTTCCATAACAGAGTCCAGATGCTTACGGGCAACTTTGCTTTCTGCGATTGTCAATTCTCCCATTGCCATTACGCAATTTTCTACTGCCTTGAGAATCTTTTCTTTATCATATCCAAGCATCTCAAAAGCATAGTCCGTAAGTCCGGCGATTGATTTTCCTTCCATCTTCATACACTCCTTTCTACTTAACTTCTGGCAACCTTGGTTCAAGAAACTTGTCGGTCCCAACGGATAACGCCCCACAAATTAGTTCGTATTCATCGAAATCTAATCTGCGATTTCCATTGAGAGAAAGATTGAGTTTCTGAACAGGAATTCCAGTTCTGTTGGCGACAAATGTCTGTGTTATGCCGTTGTTTTCAAGGTATGACTTGATTTTCTTACCAACGCACATTCTTCATTTCTCCTTTCTGTTTGAATTTCGTTCCTATCGAACAATTATAGTATAACTTCGAAATATCCGAATGTCAAGAAGAAGTTTCGAAAAAATCGAAATTATTTTATTGACAGTCCGAAATTTTTATATTATTATTAGTTATGAAGGGAGGAAACGATAATGACATTTGGCGAGAAAGTCAAGCAAGCCAGAACGGTAAAGAAGCTGACCCAGAAACAACTTGCAGAAAAAATCAATGCAAAGCACAATTCAATTAGTGACTGGGAAAAAGATAAGTGTAAGCCAGACATGGACACTATTGAACTTCTATGTGGCGTTTTGGAAGTAACACCGACATACCTCATGGGTTCTAAAAGCGATGATGATTATGCAACCATAATTGGAAATCTTATGTCGGAACCTGACATCTTAGATTTTATCGAGGAATACAAAGCACTCGATAAAGAAGATAAGAAAGCAATAAAACAAATAGTTTCATCGCTAAACAAAAGGAGCAAGGGTTAATCCCCTTGCTTCTTTGATTTCAGATATTTAATAAGAATCGTATAGACAAATTTTAACTTGCCCTCATTTTCAGTATTCTCTATCATTTCAATAATTTCCTTTTTGTAATCCATTTTCCGTCCCTCCAATATCACGCAAGCAAGAACATTTGTTCTCTTTTATTCCATTATACCCTCTTCTCAGCGATATAGAACGGACTGGATCATACTTCTTGCCCTCTGCTTAAAAAGTGTTCCCTCCATTTGTCTTGAACGATTGAAAAAGAAATGACATGTACATTCCGCAGAAATATTGTTGCTTTTCTTCACAACAAATGACTGCTGCTCTGCTTCAGATACAACCGCCTGTGTATAATTATGTATCACATATTGATTGTTGGCACTTGTCTTAATAATCACTTCGGAATCTGTTGGATCAATACTCTCACATAGCGGCGCATGCACAGAAAATGTGAGCATTGTTCCGAACAGAAAAAATATAACCAGCTTTTTTATTCCTTTCATAAAATTCCTCCCAAATTAGTTTATATTATACTCTAAATATAACAATCATACAATATCTCAATCTTGCACAAATTTTCTTACATTAATACGATATTAGACGAAAATCGAGAAAATTCGACACGCTTATTATTTTTTATTTAGAAATATTATGTTTTATTTTGTTTTGTGCTGTGGTACAATCAGATAAAATAAACCATATAAGGAGGGTTTTATATGAGAATGAAAAAGACAACAATTCTTTCCGTAATCTTATCCGCATTATTGCTTTTCACGCCTGTATATGCGGAGGATTTCGGGGACGGAAGCGGATTTACTGATAATCCAGCAACCTCTAATCAAGTAACTAATTCTTCTAACCAGAATGTATCTGGCGCAAGTTCAGTTACTGGCGGAGGTTACCGTTCGTCAATCAAATTAAAAAAAGGAAAAACAGTTACAGCATATATCTGCACCACAGAGCTTGCTAAATTAAAAATTCCAGGTTCTAAATTTAAGTGGAAAAGTTCCAACAAAAAGGTTGCAACTGTATCATCAAAGGGAATTGTAACTGCTAAGAAAAAAGGTAAGACAACAATCACTGCAAAGAAAGGCAAAACCACTTACAAATGCAAACTGATTGTAGAAACTCCTAAACTGTCCAGAAAGACAGCTTCTATCATTAATGGTAAAACATACCAGTTTAAAGTTTCCGGTACAAAACAGAGGGTAAAATGGACTTCTAGCGATAGCTCTATCGTATCAATTAACTCAAAAGGAAAGGCTACTGCTAAAAAGGCTGGTACTGCTTTTATAACTGCCAAGGTTTCTACCTATGAATTTTCCCAGTCAGTGACAGTTACGGTTCCAGCAACACCTACACCAAAGCCATCAAGCAACAACACTAACAATACAACAACACCAGTATTTAATCTTGGACAGACGTGGACAGTTCCTGGACAGTGGAGACTTACAATCAATTACGCAACTGAAATGTCAGAAAGGAATCCTTATTCAGACAAAAATCCAGCAGCTGTTTATTTGATTGACTATACCTATGAAAACATTGGGTATACTGATGAAATGATGGACGGCTTATTTATATCATTAGACATCGAACGAGTTATAGATTCTAGTGGATATGCAGGATATTCTTACCCAAATTCTCCTACATACTCCCCACAGTCTATTCCTGTAGGCACAAAATGCCATGCGCAGAGCTGCATTGCAGTAGATCATAAAGGACCGTTGAAAGTATATATTGATAGCTATGCTGGAAATAGTTACGCAAAATATTCCGCAATATTTAATGTCCCAATTAGATAAATAAAAAATACCGGCTCCTGCGACCAACAGGAACCGGTTTAATAAATAAGATAATCTCGGAGAAAATCTTACCTACACCATAATTATATCATCTCCTGGATTATCGCACAAGTAAAAAAGGAGAATGATAAAATGAATGAATCAGTATGTATCTATCTAAGGAAATCCAGAGCTGATCGGGAAGCTGAGGCACATGGAGAGGGTGAAACACTCGCCAGACATGAACGGATCCTGTTAGATCTTGCGAAGAAAAAAGAGTACATTGTGGGCGCAATTTACCGCGAAGTGGTATCTGGGGAAACTATCGCCGACCGTCCTGTCATGCAGCAACTTCTGCATGAGGTAGAATCTGGCATGTGGGATGGAGTTCTGGTTGTGGAAGTGGAACGACTTGCCAGAGGTGATACTATTGACCAAGGCATTGTGTCAAGGGCTTTCCAGTATTCTGACACGAAAATTATTACCCCCACAAAAATATATGATCCGAACAACGAATTTGATGAAGAGTATTTTGAGTTTGGGCTATTCATGAGCCGCCGAGAATACAAAACCATCAAGCGCCGTCTGAATGCCGGAAGGATCTCATCAATAAAAGAAGGGAAATACTGTGGTAACAAACCACCTTACGGATACGAAAGAGTAAAACTCGAAAAAGAAAAAGGTTATACCCTCCGACCGATTCCGGCTCAGTCTGAGATTGTAAAAATGATCTACACCTGGTATGCCGGTGATGGCTGCGAACAAATTGGAGTCGCGAAGATTGTGCGGAAATTAAATGAAATGGGGATAGAATCTGCACTAGGCGGTGACTGGACTCCTGCCAGCATACAGGGAATTCTAACAAATCCGGTATACATCGGAAAAATACGGTGGAACGGGAGAAAAACTGTAAAGACTATACAGAATGGTCAAGTGGTCAAGACACGTCCGCGCTCGAAAGATATTATTCTTTGTGATGGGCTGCATCCAGCCATTATATCAGATGATCTGTTTAATTCTGTCCAGGAAATACGAAAAAAGAACCCGCCTCGTCCGATTAGTATAAAAAACTCAATCCGCAATCCACTTGCCGGAATTGTCTATTGCAGCAAATGTGGTCGCGCCATGGTTCGCCGCCCTTATCAAAAGCGCAGGCAGGAAGATACCCTCATGTGTCCTTATACATCTTGCCCCACAGTAAGCAGCAAGTTGTCTTTGGTTGAAAAATCTGTGATTAATGGAATTAGGGAGATTGTGGAGGAATATAAGTTAAACAATGATATTAATGCATCTTCAAAGGATATTGATTGCGTAATAACCTCTAAACAAAATCTCATACATGAGAAAGAAAACGAGCTGGAAAGCTTGAACTCTCAGAAAGCAAAACAATACGACCTACTCGAACAGGGTATCTATACCACGGAGATTTTTCTTGAACGTGCTAAAACAATATCCGCATCTATCCAGTCATGCTCCGACACTATAGAAAAATTAAAAGAAGAAATCAAGCATGACGAGAACATTATAAAACAACGGTCGGATTTTATCCCGCGCTGCGAAGAGTTGCTTGATAATTATTGGAGCCTTGACACGGAATCGAAGAATAAAATGCTTAAGAGTTTGATTGAAAAGGTTGTCTACTCAAAAGATACCAAAAACGCTTACGGGAAAGGAAAAGAGATTGGTTTTCAACTCGACATTTTCCCAAAAATCCAGAAGAATAATTAATGATATCTTATATGAGCTGACGAACTGGCGCATTGATGTTATCAGCAATTAAATAAAAGAAATTCCCGGGGTTAATTCCCCGGGATATTTTTACTGCTTCTTAACATATTTTGCAGACACAAATCCATAATATTTTCCAGCAATGCGAATGTAATACCACTTACTACCGTTTTTATCTTTCTGGGTAAAATTCATTACCTCTACTTCATTCCCCTGGTTGAGCTTTGGGTATTTTTTGATGTTCGGGTACTCAGTTCCAGCCCAGGTACGCACATTAAGCACAGTGGCGGTTACATTCCCCTTGAAAAGCACCTGTGTCTTGTCCTGTTTTCCTGTAATGGTAGCGGATGCGGGGCCACCCTCCTTTGCCAGATATCCAGTCCAGATCCAACCAATACCGATTCCATCAACCTTAACGTGTGTCCATTTGCCGTTTGTTTTTCCATCAATTTCAACAACGGTTCCTTTATTGATTGAACCCATTACATATCCATTCGGTGCCTCACGGACGTACAAGTCATTCACGACTGCTACTCTGGTTCCTGTTTTTTTCCAGGTTGCTGTATCTTCGTAGGATTTCCAATCAATCCAAACATATCCATCAATTGCTGGATCGTTGATGGAATAGGACTTATTGCGAACCGCTCCGCCATTTGCCACCACGCCAGCTACACTAGAAGTATTTCCTTCGTTTGTATAGATTCTCGAGCTGTCAAAACTCTTCACACTTCCAACATGAGAACCATTGCGAAAGATTACAAGTGCTCCGACTTTTGGCTTGCTGTGCCAAGTTCCGTTTGTTTTAGCATGATTAGTGATTGATACGCAATTGTAAAAACCTCCGCCCATAATCTGCAAGGCTTTTGTGATTCCTAGGATTTTCACCAATTTCCAAAACTGATATTCCGCACACCACGGCTGCTTCTGGCATCCTGGCTGCCCCCAGTTATTTACATCTCTTGCAAATTTAGTGTAATTGTTATATCCTGCATTTTTCTTAAAATCATCCAGATAGGCATTACTTTTCTTTTCAAGATATCCGCCGTTGGATGCGTAATAATCACCAAGGTTTAAAAATTCCTGTAATTTGCTCATTATATCATTCCTTTCATATTTGGTTCGCCCCTCAAAATTAAGGAGCGCAATGCTTCACTAAAAGTCGTGGTACATGTTTTAAAAATATGCTATAATCAACCTATTAAGGAGGTGTCGCAAAATGTTTTTAAAATTGAAAATTTTCTGTACTTGTAATTGCAACTATTACGTAAATGAACAAATTAACACGGAAAAGGTAATTTGTCCAAATTGCGGCAAGGAGCATCCGTCTTCATCACAAATCATATCTATGCTTCGCATGGCTAAGTGTATTAATGATGGCAATGTTCCTGGTGCAAATATAGTGAGGACATTTGCTGTATCTAAGCAAGAAGATTCTGGCTGTTAATAATGTCGCTGCAAAGTGGAGAGGGGTTTTAATCCTCCCCACTTTTTTTTACTTAATTCACTAAAGCTTCCTTATCCAGTCAGTACGTCCAACTTCTATTGCTTCCAGCACCAACGCGAATAAGTGTAACTGACCTTTTTTTCACATTTGCACAGATTACATCAAATGCTGTATCTGTCGTAGTACCTGACACACGGTTCACAACGCCGTTATCGTTGTAATTTGCACAGCAGTCACTTACGAAGTAGGTGACACCGTTTACAACGTGCATATAATCCGTGTGCTGGTGCCCGCACGCAAAGTAACAGACTGCGTGAGTGGTATCGGTATAATCCTCGTTGATTTTGACATCCCCAAATGTGGTGCTAATATTTTCCGAAAATGTAGTCTTTTTTTGGAGTGCGCTTATCCAATCCACAAGATACTGATACTTAGCATCAGATATAGCTCCGTCTTTTTCAAAGACGTTCCAGTGCATATAGAATGCAAAATGATAGTCTGTTGGTGTGCTTTTTATAGTGTCTCTAAGCCATTCAACAAACCAACTCTTATCTGTATCTGTGTAGTCGATTATAATGTGTCTTATCATTCCGACATTATCATCAACATAATAATAATGTTTTCTCGTTGAGATTCCTAAAGGGGATAAGTTAATCTGGTAATTTAATGCTTTCGCAATCATAACCATATTTGTTCCCCACGCATCACTATCAGAGATAACAAAGTCATGATTCCCCATGACATAAATCATTTTTTTGCCAAAAACAGAAAATGTCTTGTTCATCACCTCGCGCAAATCCGATATAAGATCCTCTTTTGTCCCCAATGCTCGCACATTATCTCCACAGTTAATCAGCATTTTTGCGTTGGTCAAGGCTCTTATTCGCTCAATTAGCGGCAAAAAAGTCCACGTGTTGGCGGGTGCATGAATATCAGTTACAAAAATATATCCAACGCCATAATAATCTTGACCCTCATCTTTGGCAATCGCGGAATTGATTTCATCGATTTTAACATCAAGATGATTTCTATAATAGCGCGGAAGAATATATTTATATTTTCTGTTGGTCAAAATGCTGGCACCAATAGAGCCGTTCTTGTTGGAATTTATCAGTGCTTTTACTGATCCTTCAGGTGCTTTTGCTCTGTAGTCAATATAAGTCTTCCATTTTGCTTGTTTGATGTAAGATTTTATTATATTATTACTTTTGTCTACAAACGCAATTCCAATCCAGTCATTTCCTATTTGCAAGTCAAAAGAATACAACTCGTTTGGCTTTACCGAAACTTCTATACACTTCATGTAACTCGATTCTGTTTTTTGCATAGGATTGCCATTCCATCCATATCCTTCATATCGGATTTCGGCAAGCTCTCCATCAAAATCATACCCATTTTTATAATAGGTTTCTAAAGCCCTCTTTAGTTAATTACCAGTAACCAAGTTCTTTTCCACGCTCAACAACAAGATTAGCAATTATATTGTAGCCTTTATCATTATAATGAACAGTATCATATAATAAAGATGGTGGTATTTTATCTTCTGAAATGGCTGTTGTATCTTCAACCGTTGGTGTAATTCCCGCATCAGATAAACCATATTCAATCATATATTTTCTTTGATTTATATAACGCCTACCAAAATGCATTGCCATATTTTTTTCTATCGTTTCAAACGTTTCGGTAACTGTACTAACTAAGTGATGGATTCCAATCACAATATATTTTTTGTTGATAGGACTCATATAGTCAATCATTGCTTCTATACATTCAATCAGTTCGGCTGAGGTAGTAAACCCACCATTAGTTCCAATCCATATAATGTTAATATTATCACGCATTGATTTCATTGCATAAGTAATTAAGGGAGTTGGGCGAGAAACAATTACGGACTCTCCATTTTCGGAACGAGAAAAATAATATTTTCCATTTTCATAGGTAAGTGTACCCTCTACTCCATTGATAGAACAGGGATTTATTTGTGCGGTCATAACATATTTACCTGTCGTTGGGTCTAATGCCGAACCACCTTGCAACAATATGCCAGTACTGCCACCATATATGTTAGTTAATTTAACTTCTACTTTACTTGCATTTGCAGGTATGGTAAATGGCTTTACAATATTTGGTAAACCACCTTGTCTTGAAGCTATGTTAATCGTATTTTCTCCGCCTACACCACAATTAATCACTTCTCTACCATCAAGTAAGCCATATAAAACATATGGGAATGCTTTAGAATATGAATCACCAACACCCACTCCACGAGTGAGTGAATCACCCCAACAATTTACAGTTTCTTTTCCATTTATTTTAGAAATATTTATAGTTTCTATTTTATTAACCACTAAGGGATATGTCTGTGTTGGAAATTCATTCAAATATAATTCAACACCATTCGATGGTATTGATATTTCAGTTGTGATATAAGTATTTGGCGATACACCCATTTTTGCTGAATTTATCACTTTACCGTTCGAATCACATATAGCATATAACAATGTGTTTACACTACCATGTGTTTGTGACAGTATTCTATATTTTTCTCCACTAATAACGATTTTGTGCATCACATAAGCGTTTGCGTTTTCATATGTCATAATTTCATTATTAGTATCAATATACGCAACTTTATTTTCTAATAAGTTGTAATCAGACGGCTCGACAGCAATTTCTTCCTTTTCTTTATTATACAATTCATTTGAATTGGCAACTATATCTTCCTTTAGCGAAGCAGTCTCACTGTCTATTTTCGCAAATTTATCCCCTACCGCTTTGGAATCTGCAAACCCGCCCTCTTTAGACAACGTTGCGTCAGAAACTGGCCTGTCCAACACTGCACCGTAAGGTAGCTGCCGTTTCTTTCCATCTGCTGTGATTATCCCTTTAAATGTATCAGCCATTATTGCTTACCTCCGTTGTTTTTAAACTCACATAGCCATCTGTATCCATGTTAAGTCCAACGCCCTTATCGGACAGGTACGTCTGGACTGCTTCTGCTACGGCTTCTTTACTGGTTCCAATTCCATCAATACACAGTTTATACAGATATCTTTCTTTCCTGGTTATTGGCTTTGGCACCTCCCCTGTATAATCTCCAGTTAACTTTGCGAGATACATTTCTTCTCGCGTGATAGGTTTGTTGTCAGACATTTTTTATACCTCCTTTTTTACTATGTATTGATTAATAAACTCTTTTAATTCAGTCAGTTCCGTTTTGATCGATTCTAATTCGGATTGCAATTCTTTGACTTTCTCATGCTCATTTTTCAGCATTGCAAACATACAAGGAATCATAATACGATAGTTCCAATTTTCAGCCTTGCCTTTTTCGTCATGGTCAACGGCAATTGGGAATCTTCGGTCAATGTCCTCGGCGATGAACATTGGCATTTCTTTACCGCACCGTTCGTCTTGCTCCATAAGATATCCGTCTTTGTACTTCGCCCAGATTACTTTGATTCTGTAGAGGTCTTCCAATTCGTCTTCTCTTACAGTTTTGCCAAGCACTTTGTAACGTTTAGAGGAAGCGGAGGAATATCCTGCATAATAACTTGAAGAATTATACAGCATTGAACTTCCACTTGTGACTGCTTTTAACCCCTCTATTCTAAAATATCGACTTATTTTAAAGATCAAATCTCCTGATATAGCAGATAATACCACATGTCTGCCATCATCATATTGAGCTGATAAATCGAGTACTCCGTCTGTAAGACTTCCATATCCTGCGCTGAATATAGATTCCTTTATTTGCGCCCATTCGCTTCCTTTTATATTTTTAAAACCATCTGTGTTATTTATTTTACAAATAACATTTCCGTCCGCATCATATACTTCAAATGTTCCATATCCATTGTTCGGACCGCCAAGCTTCAACGTTCCGCCTTTTGCATAAGTAAAGGATATGTATAATTGATTTCCCTCTTTATAAATTCCTTTAATCGCACCATCATTTGTTAAAAGATTTAAAATTTCCTCATGTGTAAGCGCATCAACATCAATCAATATTGGAATAGTTTGTATATCGAGCTGATTGCTGTTTCCTCCAGCTTCATACAACATAAATCTTATATATATAACACTTCTGTCCAATGATCCAACTGTATAAGATTTTTCTGATTCATCCACAATACTTGCTAAAACATCACTATAAGTAGATCCGTCAGTTGATGTTTGAACTTTCCATCTACCTTTATACTCTTTTCTTTCTGCCTTATCCCCATCTCTGTAATATGCTTTTGCAGTTATACTGTTTGGTGATACTTTATTATCCTGTCCACGTTTTAAAATACCCGATGACATTTCAATAAAATACGTTCTACCAGGTACGCCCTGGTCACCTTTTTCCCCGGCATATTGCTTTGATATAGAAAATCTTTTGCTAACGGATAAGGTTTCTAAATAAGTGGCTTTTATATCTATCCATCCATTATCTGTATTTAATCCAGTTACAGTATATGTTTTTGTTGAGATATCCCATGTTCCATCCACTCCATCAGATTTTGATATCGCATAACTACAATCAGTTGTAATATCCTGTGTTCCGTACATCACAACTGCCTGTGTAGTCACACCGTTTGGAAATGTCCCATAATTCCCGTCAGAATCAACAGATATTCCCTGATATTCATTGCTTAATTGTAATGTCATGTTCTTAGCAAGTGCAGCTGCTTTCATTGCATTTTCAGCTGTTTGTTCGATATCATTGATGGTCTTCCCGCCGCCTATCTGCACGGATCCATCGAGATATACTTTTTTTGTATTTATATCTGCCTGGAATATTATATTTCCATCAGAATCCCTAACAGTTAAAGCACCGGAATCTATATAATTCGCATTTATCCCTTCTGCGTATAAAAGCCTTGTTATCAATGTTCCGTCAACAACAAATCCGTATGGATAAGTTTCACCGCCATCATTGGAAACCCCTATAGCATTACTGGTTAGCTTTATCACAACTTTTGATTCTTCTAGTAATGGTTTATCGTGCAAATAAGTAATAACGCTTTTATCTTCAAGCACCTCAAGAGTTTCAAAAAGTCCCTCTGAATTAGCCAGCGCATTTTCAAGTTTTTTAACAGCTTGTTCTCTGGCTGTTTTTTCGTTTTCAATGATTTTTTTAGCAGCTATTAATGTTTTATCAGCAGATGATAAAAACTTACTGCTCCCTCTTATTGGATTTTCGGCTTTTGTTTTTACATCTGTTGTTCCGTTCAGCCTGCTTGATACATCGGTAATTGGCGTTATATACTTATTTTCTTTTCTGTCGTAAGTAAAAGCCATATCTCCAAATTCTGTTAATGGGTTGTAAATCAGACTTCCCTCCATGCTCCGGAATGATTTCCCGATTAGATTACCTCCGATCCAACCAGCTACAGTTTCAAGATCGGCATCACTAAGCAAATCATTCTCCAATTCCAGGACGTACCCATCTTTTCCGTACATGGCATTTGATTCCGTATTTTTTATCTTGATTCCAGTTATTACGATATCATCACTTGAGAGAGTCGGCGAAGAAAAATAATCTCTCAATCTGATAGGATTTCCAACTCCTTCTTTTAATGTGAGATATCCATCACTATCTAAGTACCAGTTTCCGGCGCTTGGAGAAATGAATCCGTTGGAATCTACGCTTGATCCTCCTCCAAACACAAGATATCCATCAGCCCCAACTGTCGCTCCGTAGTCTACTGATACAGAATCGAAATTCCATTTGATTAACTGTAAATTACCATTTACGTCCACCCTTGCATTAGCCGAATCTAACATAGCTACCCAGCCAATCAGCTGCCGGAAAGTGATCCCATCTGGAATACTGTTAATCACCACGTCCCCGTGTTCCATGGAGGAAAATCCCATAGAGATTCCAATAGTTTCGCAGGCATCCCGGAGCAATGTAAAAGCTGACTGTGGAAGCACAAGGTTGCTTGTGTAAGGCGCATTAGCTTTATACATATCATCTAGTGCTGTGAATTCAAGGACTTCACCGTACTGCTCAGGAGCTGTAATGGTGTAGGTTCCTTTTTTTATGGTTTCCACAACGCTATCAGTTACTTGCATTTTGAGGTAGGCGGTTAATTTTGCTTTGTAAAAGTAGTAATCCTTCCACTGGTCCTCTGTGTTATCCAGGCTCAGTGTCATGGACTTGCATATTGTGGTTCCAATCGGGAAACTGCTGCTTTCAGCGCAATCCGTAAAGCCTCCTCCGCCTACCAGAATTTCGCTGTCCAAGGTCTTTTTTCTTCCATCGGCAAAAGTGATATCCACTATTTCACATAGTATTTTACCTTCTGCAAGTGCGTTTTTAAATTCTTTAGACGCATTAATCAAGCGGATTCACCCCCTGCATATTGAATGATATTTCAGAATAATATTCTCCTACTTGAGCTATATTATATTGCATTTTTCCAACATAAAACTGTTCTGAACGCCATTCGTTTTTGTGTGCTAACCAGTGATACAACATAAACGGTTTCCCTTTAATTATTGCATTTACGAGATTGGTTGATTTCTCATCAACGCGAACATTTGTGGCTTTATAGCTATATTGCATAACTGTATAAAGTGGTACTATTATTGCTCTTCCATACTGTGTACGGTTACTTCCTTCTGAATATGTAGTTTCGAATTTACACTGCATATCCTTATCTGGCTGAGGAATGAGAAGTCCATTTATTTTATATCTATCAGTTATTGATTTGCTTATCGAAAATGCCACGTTCTCACCCCCCCTATGCCAGTTCAAACGGATTTGTACCGCTTGCATCACGCCTTAACTTTGCTTCGTCAATCATCTCATCAAATATCGTTCTGCGGTTCAATTGCGCTGTAAATCTGTAATTTCCGCCACTACCATGATTTCCGCCAGTTTCTTCTCTTACGATCTGTCTTAACAGGTCTTCTGGTGCTTCCAGGTTGCGACCGTTCTTCTGGTCTCCAAGGACTGCCAGAAACTCTGATCTTGGCGGAATAACGGCACCTTTTGCAAGATATGGAATTGTAGGAACTCTTGGAAAATTAGCTGTAAATCCAATTGTTCTTGAACCAAAAGGAGTTGGAATCTTCCACGGTCCGAATGTAAATGCTGATTCAATTCCGCCGATCGCACTATTGACAGTTCCAATCGCACCGTTGACAATTCCGATGACCTTGTTAAGAATGTCACGGATGGTATCACGGATGCCGCCGAAGATTTCCACTACTCTGTCTCTTGCCGATGTAAATTTGTTTACAATAGCATCGCGGATAGCTGCAACTTTATTTCTCACAATCGCAATGATATTATCCCAAGTTTCTTTTACATTGGCTTTCATACCGTTCCATAAAGTTGACATCTTTTCTTTCATGCCACTAATTTTTCTGGTTGCCGCTTCTGCCATTTCTCGCGTCTTTGAAGTTACAAATTTAACTATCGAAGAAACGACATTTGAAACAAGCGTTCCTATCGCATCCAAGATTCCAGTAACAGTCTCTTTTAGATCAGAAAGAATCATACTTACACCTTCGCCCATTGTTTTAAAGAAACCAACAACAGCAGATGCTACGATTCCTGCAACCTCTTTGATTTTGTCCCAATTTTTGTACAGCAAAACACCAATCGCAATGCAAGCTCCAACGGCAATAGCGAATATTCCCCCCGGTCCGATAGCTGTTGCAATAGCTTTAATACCGCCTATAATTCCACCGGAACCAGTCATTAATGCTATGAGACCTTTTGCATACAACATGATCGTGCTGATGCTTTTACCAATACTCGAAGCTAATTCTGCTATTTTTGTAGCGGCAAATGCACCTATAAGAGCTGTGCCAAATGCTTCGATAATAGATTGATGGTCTGTAAAGAATCCAACCAAATCAGCAATTAAGTTAATTACTGTCGGGAGTCCTACCTCAATTACCCATTTGAGCATCGGAAGAATGATGTTGTTATATATCCGCTCAAGGACATTTCCTATCGCTTCATACATCGGTACCATTTTTGATGTCGAATTACTGATAGATTCTAGCAATGGATAGAAGTCCAAGTTTGCCGCCCATGTTGCCGTATCTGCGGCAATCCTTTCAACAAACTGCATAACTACTACAAGAGCATCTGCAATGTTCTGTATGATCTGCGTTCCGACATTGTTCTTGTTCCACGCATCAGCAAAACCGGATGCGATATTCCCGACGGTCTTAAGCACATTCTGGGCAATCTTAAGCATGGTCGTGAGCATTGTTGTGCCTGTGCCATTTGTCCAGACTTCCACAAGACTTTTACCTACGCTTACAGCGAGCTTTTTAAGTCCATCAAGTGCGGTTTTTGCCGCATTAATAGTATTCTTGCCCTCTTTCTTCCAAGCGTCCTGGAATGGCTTCCAGAGTTTTTTAAGTAAGTCTGCTAATTTCTTGGCAGAATCACTGATTTTATCCAGTGCATTTTCGCCCTCTGCTAGGCTGCCATAATCCACACTGCCAACCGAACTCGGCAATCCTCCGCCTCCAGAACCAGTTCCACCGGATCCAGAACCGGATGGAGTTGAAGATGTGCCCTCTGTGGAACTAGCCTTGTGTACTTCGTCAAGTGACGAAAGATAGTTTTTTGTTTCTTTATTTGCTTTTTTCGTGGCTGTTGCATTATCTCTATTGGCATCCGCCAATTTCTCTGCATTGTCCGCTGCCTGTCCATACTGATCCGCTGTATTTGCGATCGCGTCTGTTCCGGTAAGACCTGCTCCACTTCCACTTGTCTGACCTGATGATTTCTTGCCAGTAATAAGCTCCGTGAATGACTTGAACGCATTCGCCAGAGTTGCCAGTTTACCTAGCAAGATATTAATAACTTTCAGAACAGGTGTGAAAATATTAATCAATCCCTGTCCGACTGTTGCTTTGAGAGACCGCAACTGCAACTGCATCACTCGCACCTGGTTAGCCCAGCTGTCAGATGTTCGGATGAAGTCTCCAGATGCGGCCGATAACTGATTCTGTACAAAAGCTAGACGAAGAGCAACTTTCTCTTGCTCGGTCATTTCAGATGTGGTTTTGCCGTAGCCGTTTGCAAGCGCATACTGGTCAAGTGCGCTTTGCGTCATAACGACACCTAAATCTTTTAATGTTTCCGTTTCGCCTGTAAACACGGATTTCAGCTTGATATAGGCTAAATCTTGACTGATGTTATAGAATGATGCTACATCACCAGTCAGCTGTGTCAGAGCTGTTGACATGTCGTAAGCCTGTGCTTCTGAGAATCCGAACGACTTAGACATTGCTCCGAACGTACCGACATACCGTTTAGCCATAGTCTCAGATAATCCGGCTGAGGTCATGGCGTTCTTTGCGAATTCATTAACCTTATCGGACATGGTTGTAAATGTAACATCGACCACGTTCTGCACTTCGGCCAAATCAGAGCCAAGTTCCACGCACTCTTTGCCAAACTGTACCAATTTACCGACAGCAAACGCCCCACCAATCAACAGGCCGATTTTTTTTACAGCACTCCCAAGGCCGTTAAATGACTGTTTTATAGCTGATACGCCATTTTGGACACCGGTTGTATCCATTCTGGTATCAATAATGACTGAGCCATCAGCAGCCATGTGTCCACCTCCTAGCTATTTGAGGTTCAACATCTCATTCAGCGCGTCTTTATACGCTTGCTCTTCTTCGCTGAGACGTGTTTTTATGTCAATAATGTTCTTGTTATCGTGGTAGAATTTCTTTTCCCATTTATCCAACCGTTCACCTTTTGCCTTTTTTGACCGGATTCCAACAACCGTGTTGAACAGGCATTCACCAGATTCCATAAAGTATCCGAAGAACGTCCACCAGTGCATATAAGGCACTCCTCTGATTTCTTTTCCAGCAACCTTGTTTACAGCCGGTACGATCATATCTCCATCCTGTTCCCAGTCCATTAAGCGGGGCTTCGGTTTGTTTGGATCATTGTCAGCTTGGCCACAGTCGATGAATTCACAAGCCTTTTGACAGGCCTCATCCAGACACTCAACCGGTATGCTCTGCCAGTCCTCAAACAGAATCTGTAACATGACAACTGATTTCGCTTGTTCATCCAGTCCTGGGTCGTTCATGGCAATGAGAATATCAATGATTGCCCGAAAGTCCGTTCTGATAGAAAAATCCACCCCACTTATGTTAAGCGAGGTGGGAAGCTCATAGGCGGTCATTTTGTATACTTCTCCGTATACTTATTGACCGCTGCTTGCATTTTCTTTTTCCTCTTTTCGATTTCCGGCGCGATTGCTTCTGCGATCTTATCAAGTACGATATAAGCAAACACCTGACCATTTCCAAACACGGTAGTTGCTGTGATCGGTTCCTTGAACAGATCCTTTGATGCTTCATATCCGAGCAGATAGTTGATTTTATCCTCGATCTGTTTGTTCAGTTCAGCCATTTCTTTGCCAGAAGCGACTTTCTGGATAGAATCTTTGAGCTGTTCAAAGTATTCTGCCAGTTCCTCTGCACGTGCTGCCACGTTAATGTCCGTCGGGTTCAGCTTGAAAGAAGAAAAAACTTCGTCTTCGTTGTTGGTAAATGTAAAAATGAGAATTCCATCATCAATTTTGACATTAATTACTTTTGCCATTCAGCATGTCCTCCTTGTATATGTGCTTATTCGCTGTCAGCTGTGAATGTACCGGAACTGATATCAAATTTTCCCTTTACACGTTCACCGGTATAGTTGACGGTAAATGGAATCTGATATCCGGATGTATCACCGCCGTAGGAGGTCGGCACAACGTAGCAATCCTGCTGGTATGCTTCATATTTGCCTGCTGTGGCTTCTGTCCAGAGATGAACTTCAACTGCTTTTGTCTTGAGGTTGTCGTCTTTGAGACGTCCATCTACGATCTTCTGTAATGCTGTGAACAGGCCTGATGTGGTATCTGCATAGAACGGATCAGCGTCAGAAGAAACTTCATAGCCATTATGTTTAAATGTGGATTCTCCAAGAATATTTTTAGATGTTTCGGTGTCTGGATTGAGTTCTACATTGTACTCTTCCAGATCTTTTCCAAGACGCTCATACTTCGGTGTCAGTCCTCCACAGAGAGAACCTGCATCGATATAATGAGCCATGTATTTACGGTCAATTTTGCCTGTAACTGCCATAGAAATGTCCTTTCTGCCTATAACTCTTAAAAGGCTGTGTAGGTTAGCGACTATCTCCGATTGATAGCCGGTTAGTTATTATATTTAATTGGTGTAATCACCATTTTTCCCAGTCATATTCATATTTGACTGTGATCGGAAGTAACCAGTCCTGTACACCGTTCTCCTGCGGCTCTGTACCGTAGGAATTATCGCGAATGATGCGTTTTATCACTCGTCCTCTGGAAAGCTCTGGAAAAGCGGATAAGCGCGTCTCAGTGCCATCTACTGTGACTGGTTCACGGCAAATCCACTTGCCAAGGTTGTCCAGAAACTTCTGAACAGATAGCTTCTGGCGCTCCTTTTCGGAAGCTGTACGGTAAACCACGATAAACGGATACTGGCACACCTGGTGCATCGTTCCGCATACATCCTCTTTTTCTGAATAGATTAATGCTCCTGTATCCGCAAAGAATGAGATACCGCTATCAGTTCCAAGTTCCTCATATTTGATTGTTTCGTTTTCATACAGTCCAGGATACTGATTCAGTAAAGCTTTCATGGCTTCTGTCAGAATCTCATATCCCTCTGCGTCCTTGCCGATCGGTTTATCCGCCATATTGCATCCTACTTTCCTAATATTTCAAAATGTGGTATCAGTGTATACGGACCGCCCACGCTGGTGATTTTAAATACATTGTCCTTGTTCTGGTTTATGTACTGATAAAATCCATTTCGATAATCACCATCAGATACCGTTCCACCAGTCCACTCACCCTCCCAGAAGAACGATTCATCTGAGAATGTGATAGTGTCTTCCAGAGCGTTGTTAATCTGTCTTTTCCACTCTTTAGGCGGTACGTATGGAAGAATCTTGCCGTCCTTGTCAGTAATGGTTACATTGCCGTTCTGGACAGTGTATCGAACGTGTAACTGTGCGTTGTCGGTTGCGTCTGGTCCGTACTTTTTGAGAATTGCTCCCTTGTCCGTAATGAGGTCAACGCCAGATAACACATGAGGATACCAGTACGCATCTCCCGTTGTGGCACTTTCGTAATAGTTGAAAATCGTCACCGTTTTTTCGTACATGATACCCTCCTATCCTTCACATATTGCTTTTGAAAATCTATCAGAGAATGGTTTTATTCGGACAATATTGCCTTTGCACTCTTCCGGCACTTTCCCGTAAAAGATAATGCTTTCTGGGTGCAGCTTTTCAATCATGGCATTGTATCCAGATAAGAATAGGCATTTTTTGCCCTTGCTGTTCATACAACCTACTGAGCTGACCGCCACCGTTCTGCCCTCTGGCTCCCCATCGAAACACCAATCGTAAGAATCCGGTGTACTCCATGATATTGTTGGAATCACACGGCAACCATATTCTTGCAGATATGCACCTATCCAGTGTTTTCGGTAATGGTTGTATATCTGGATGACTTTCGGGAAATCAGTGTAAGTGCTGAAATCCGGTGTTAGAATGTACCGGAATTTGCTCAGCTTATCCACATATCTGTCTGGATTTCTCCATAGTGCATCAAACTGATAATCGTCCAAAAAGAAATGAACAGCTTTCTCTTCTGGGTTATTGCATTTTTTTCTGGCATAATTAAAACCGACAAATTCACAGTTGCCCTCGAATGCCTCAGGTTCTATCTGCGGTATACCGTATTCACCAACGCCGGGGAAAATACGGCGGTTCAGATTTTCATAGGCTATACTGGTTTGTTTGTTTGCCATAATTTACCGTTTTCCTCTTTTTATAAGGGTTTCTGTTTTGACTGGTTTGTTTTCTCGACGTAATCCATCTTTCATAATTTTCCCAGTTATAACTTCTGTGCGACGGTAAACATCGTTCTTTTCAGCACTTTGCATTTTCCCGCCATGAACATGATTGATTATCTGTTCCTTTTTATACTCATAAGAAACCGAACCATCCTTGTTTTTTGTGAATTTTGGTGTTGAATACATAGAGTATTTAGCATTACGTTTCTGCAAGTTACTCATAAGACGTTTTTGTTCTGGACTTACAGATGTTAATCCACTACTTCCGCCACGTCCGCCCATAAAATCACTCTTTCTGCACTGTCTGCTTAATAACCTGATTCACACCAGTAGCTGACAATCCGTTAAACATACCGACCGCAACTGCCGTGATATAGTCCGATGCCGGGAAATCCGGGATAACTCCCATCCCGACAGCTCCAAGAATCCCACCAATAACCGCCATGATTACTGGAATCCATTCATCAGAGATTCTTTTTGATGCTTTACAGCCCATTCCTACGATGTAGCAAATCATAACGATTGCTATACATGAGCCTAATGTTGAAATGTCCATATAATCACTCCTTTACGCTCCAAAATTCAGAGAAAAAGGCTCTCGCAAAGCCTTATATATTTCTCTTTCAATATCATCTTTATATACCGTTGTGAGTACACCACCGACATTTATAGTCTTTGTTTCTCTCATAAGTGGCTGTGATGCCTCTTCTATAATGCTTGCATCTAAATAGGCTACTCCAACATTTTTACCGCTCCAACACTGTTGTTTGTCTGGGCAGCTTTCACAGTCTTTTCGCATATCTGAATAAGCCTTTTTATTGCAAATCATACTCACACCCCCGCATATAAAATCGGTATTCCATCATCTGTCCTTACTCCCATTAGAAGTGGCAAAGCTGTCTTTAAGAGTAAGTCATTCGTTTTCCGCACATCTCCGGCGGCGGCATATACCGCACTCCACTCCTTTGCGCTCGCTCCAATCTGCTGAGGTGTGGCGTAGGAAATGGATTCACTGCCAGAGGATTTGCTGATCACAATTCCTGTATCATTATCGCCACTTACTGCTGAAGCTGTGTGTACCAGGCGGATATTCCCATCACCGTCAGTTACAAGCCCATATTCCCCAGATCTGGTTGATACAGATGAGCCGTTCATGGTAGCGTAGGAAGTTGCATTTTTTTCCGCAAGTTCTAATCGATACATAAGTTCAGTCAATGAACAGACCGCCTTTTTGATACGCTTCTGTGCGCGTTCGTTTGTCGGCAGCCCGTCCACCAACCTGTCGAATGTCATCAAATCCACAAAATCACTGGCTCTTTCTGCCAGTCGTGGAAAGTCGGTTTCTGGCACGACAGAGCCGAAGTATGAAGTTGTGTAAAATTCATAATCTGCATAAGCCATGCCAGTTACCTCCTAGTCGATCATCATTTTGCTGTTACAGTCGCGTGTCCAGCACTAAGCGCCTTATAGGTGCTGTCGCACTCAACCACTGTGATTACCTGCCCTGTTGCTGCTGTAATGTCAGATTCTCCATCCCATGCGCTCCAGTTCTTCACATTCTGTCCGTAGTCTACAGCAGTCTCAGATGATGCAACTTTGTACTTGTACACATTTCCTGCGCTTGCTTTTGCCGGAGTAATGGTCACTTTAGTATCTCCACTTTTACTTCCTGCCGCAGAGTTTACAGTCAGAGTTCCAAGCGTCTGAGCTGTGTTGATGGTTCCAACAGCAATAGCATCAATGTACTCTGCAAAGAGGGTAAGTCCCATGATTGCGAATGCTTCGGATACTGCTGTGTGGTAATTACCCTGTGTGTGGAATCCGATCAGGTTTGTCTCGCCAGATACGGTATATGCAAGTCCTGCTCTTGCGAAGTCAGATTCATTCGGGTCAACATAGTACAGAACGATATTCTCAACGGGTGTCGCAATAATCTGTCCTCTTGGAATCTCACTGTCAGATAACAGGAAAATAGTATTGAAGCCCATGAAATCTTTCATGTACTGGAATCCAAACTGGTTCTGAATAGAAATCTCAGCTGCTCCGAGATATTCGTATACATCCAGAATATTCACAAATCCAACAACACCAGTCGCATTTCTGTGCATCTGTTTGAATTTGTTTTCTACACGGCCTTTGGCCATTGCCAGAGCCATCTGGAAAGTAGTTTCTGTAAATGTGAGGGTACCTGTTTTCAGATAATCATAAAATCTTTCAGTAACATTGGTCTGAAGCTGGAAAAGGAATTCATCATCGGTCATCTGAACAGCGTTCTCATAACCGTGATCCTTGATCGCTTCGATAGATACAGCCTTTGCGTACTTCTCAATAGTCATTTCTGCATAGGGCTTTTCTTTTACAACGAATTTGCTGTAAGGGATTTCCTCACCCTCACCAATATTTCCATTCTGTAATGTACCTTCTGCATATTTTGATTTAAGAACCGCTCCGGGTGTCTTTTTGATTGGACGCATGATACCAAGGATTTCACGTAAGTGTTCCCAGTTTCTTTCGAATCTGGTAACAAAGTCAATCTCACGTGCCTTTACCTGAATATCATTAGTCATAATAAGATTAGCTTTTGCTGCCATATAAAAAAATCCTTTCTACCCATAATTGTTAAGGTATTGGGTTAGCGGCTACGCTCTGATGCATAGTCGGTGTAAAAAAATCACTGGAATAACTGGATATTCTGAGCAATTGCAGCCTGTCTCTCGGACGGGTCTTTGATTGCTTCAATATCTTTCTTTGTCATGTTCCCCGGTGTCCGCTGCTGTCCAACATGAGTAGTAAACCTTGCCTGGTTCTGCTGAGCCTGTTGCTGAGATTCGTCTACAAAAGCGGATGCGTCAGTCTGTTTCATTTGCTCGATCAAGTCATTCAGCCCAAGGATTTTATCGTCTTTCAGCTTCAATCCGGCTTCTTTAATGTCTGCCATAACAGACTTCTTTGCAGCCTCACTGGAAAATTTAACATCATCAAGTGCTGTTTTAAGTGCGTCTGAAAAATCGCGGTCATAGATCTTCGCATTGAATTCCTTTTCTGCATCCTCGGCTTTCTTCTTCCATTCAGCAAGCTCTGTCTGAATGTTCGCCGGGTCGATACCGTCAAAACCTTTCAGAGTTTCTTCTGCTGTCTCAGCACGTTCTTTCCAGTCATCACGTTCTCCCTCGACTTTTGACAGAGTTTTCGCTACTTCTTTCGCATTTTTGTAATGCTCAGAGAGTGCTTTCTTAACATCTGCCTGCTTGTCCTCCGGGATCTCAATTCCAAATGATTTTAATGTGTCAATAAGTTTCTGCATATATATCCTCCTGGCCGTTTTTATTGACCTGCCGCCGCAGGTATGGATTAAGCCAGTTAGACCACTGGCAAGGTAATCGGAAGGGCAGGAATCGAACCTGCGGCACATAGCTTATAAGGCTACTGCTCTACCACTGAGCTACATTCCATTAACCCGGATTCCCGGGTTAGCAAGGTATTTATCGTGTTATGCCTGCCACTATCCGACTTTCACGGAGATGTTGTTTCATTTACAAAGAGGTGTTACCAGTCAGTCAAACCGGCTAATGAATATGCCGGAAATTGCATCCGCTTTTCAACCTCCAGATTCCGCTCGAATCTGTTTCTCTTAAGGACATATTCACAAAGAAAGGAGGACATGAAACGAAAAAGAAAGCAAAAACTTCTAATCAGCAAGCCCTACAAGGTTCACCATGCCTTGCAAGATTATAGTATCACATTTTTTTTAAAAAGTTGTCCCCACATTTGCAAGAGTCAAAGCATACTTCTCAGTTTTTCAACGTATCTTTTAACAAGATCACGCTCTTCCCGGCACTCTGCATCCTTGGACATATCGCTCATTTCTGTAGTAAGTTCGTCAAGATGTTCTTCCAGAGCGGCAAGCATCTTCCTCTTGCAGTCCTCAGACTTTCCAGAACGATAATTCTGTTTCTGTGTCATATAGTCACTGTAAGTGTCTCGTCCATCAGATCGGCTATAATTTCCTCTTCCGGTTCCGTAGTCGCGACTTTCATCACCGTAAGAGGTGCCACGATCATAATCTGGGTACATCATTCTTCCATCACTGCGGCTGTATCTCCCCATGCCGCCACGTTTTCTTCCGCGCTCGCTGTAATCGTCATTGTATCCGCTACGCATTTCATCAAGGACGGCGTTGTAATACTCCACCTTTTTGTCCCAGTACTGCGTATTTTTTATATCTTTGTACATATCAATCAACTTATATGTCATTTCCAAGTTTCCAGTGGTCAGCCCACTATCTGCGATTTTTGCAAGCTCGTCTTCTATCCTTGCGCATAAATCCTTGATATCTCTCATAACTGCACCTCCTACGCTTCTCTAGTCACGACAATATTTGCGTTCGCAACAGAAATAGCCTGATCGCTTGTGTTCTCTACTGCAATATTAACGCAACATCCGCGTGGTACATCCACGTAAATTCCGGAAGACACATTATTATACTGATCTACTGCTGCCGGTGTGGAAATCATCTGAGAAGAAAGAACCGGCTCACCAGAGATTGCAATAGCCAGAGAAATAGCTCCGACAGTACCGCCTGTTGGAATCGCGATATTACCGGAAAAATCCACGAAAAATCTCGCTTTACACTGGTTAGTAAGTCCTCTTAGCGTAATAATTCCGCTTCCCTCTCTGTGCTGAATGCAGTTAGAGCCTTTAACTGCTGTGTTTGAAAATACTACGTTTCCATTTGCTGCTACGGTCTGAGCAGCTATATTTGTAAATTCTGCCATAATTTTTACCCCTTTCATATCACAAAAGGACAGGTCTCAGCCTGCCCCTCTGTGTAATACGGCAAAAGCCGACATTCGAATCAATCGAAAGATACTCTCGATATGAAGTTATTAGCAATTACATCCAGTATTGCATCCGCATCCGTAGAATGTATTCGGGTTAGGAACCTGATATGCCGGAATTGGTGCTGGATTAATCGCATTAATAAGCTGCTGTGTCTGTGAAGCCATTGCAGTTGTGAGAAGTGCACTCTGGCGATCCTGAGAAGCAGCGCGTCTGAGATCATTGTTTTCAGCCTGCAGGTTAGAAATCTTTTCATTGCAAAGATAGTCAAGAATGGCTCTTGTCCCTGCGTTCTGGCTGTCGATAATGTCTCTTGTGTTGCTGTTCATGGTGTTCTGCAATGCACAGGTGTTCTGTGCCATATTGTAGTTTACGCCCTGGATAGCTTCCCTGGTTTCACAACAGCAGTTCGCAAGCTGTGCCTGCAAAGCATTTGTATTCTGCATATTCGCTACAGTATCAGCATTGATTGCCTGCTGGATTCCGAAGCCAGTCTGCATGATGTTGGTGTTAATTCCGTTAAAGCCGGTAAGCATACCGTTATTCACTGCATAGAATCCATCACAGAGTCCATTGTTGATCCCGTCAAGTTTGCTGATTACTGCGGAATTGTCAAATCCTCTCTGAATATCTGCCTGAGTAGCTGCTGTGGCTGCATATCCGCCACCATTGCCATTATTGCCCCAGCCGTTGTTTCCCCATCCAAAGAAAGCAAAAATGAATAAAACAATAATCCACCAGCTACCATCTCCACCAAACATGCCGTCATTATTTCTACCGTTTCCAGTAGCAGCGGCAATATCTGCTAAGCTATAATTTCCATCCATAGTTATAATCTCCTTTTTGTGTATTTACATCAATCTGGCCAGATTGTAATGTACTATTTCATATTCTTCAGCAGATTTTGAAACTGCCCTGCCATCTGTTGAACTTGATTGAGTTGCTGTTGGGAAATCTTCCCAGACTGTAACATCTTCTGAACTTCTTCCTTCGGGTCTCCCTTAAAATTCTGTTTGAACTGCATAAACTGCTGTATCATCTGCATTAGCCCATTTCCCTGCGGCATCCCGCCACCAAGCGCGTTAAACAATGGATTACTCATCTGCATTTCCTCCCTTGACCGCTGATTCCTGTGCGGTATTAGCTCTAACAGGTTCAGAAAAAGAATTTAATCGGTTTATGATAGCTTCGTATTTACCCTTTAAATCGTCATATTCCTGTCTGGTGACGTATTTACTGTCCATGTTCTGAACAGGCTGTTTAGGCGGCATCTGAGTGCCTATTTCATGATACTCAAACGTCCGTAATGGTTGTGGCATACCAGAAACGTCTGTGGATTTTATGTAGAACTTTTCACTTTCACTGTCCATCAGCAAAACACTTGTCCCGGGTGCTACCAGATAGGATTTTGCGCCGACTTCGCCGGATACCCACAGGATACCGCTATTATTCTGCTGTGGTTGCTGTACTGGTTGAGCTGGAATCTGGACAGGCTGTTGCTGGAACTGGTTCATCTGCCCAGGAACGCCAAAACTATATTGATAAGGATTGTTATATAATGCCATCTTATACACCGCCTTTCTGATTATATTTTTACATAAAAAAAGAACCGGAAACAGGTCGTTTCTGGCTCTAATTAGTATCCAAAAAGTATCAGCACACTTTGATTATTTTATTGTTTACTCGGCGGCTTAATCGTTTCGCCGTAGATATGCTCACGTTCATCTGTTCAGCGCAGTATTCAAGCGTGTATTCTTTACATCTCAACCGAA